GTTAGGTTCCGCCGCGTTCGGTTTGGCTTGGTATCAGGCCAAACAATTCTTGCCACTATTGAGAATCCTCCCCCGGCTGGTCGCTGCCTGCTATGCACTTGCGCAAGATCAGCGCCAATCTTGCGTAGATTTCTTGCATGGATCCACTGAATTGGTCGGCAGCTGCGGCGATTGTCGGGAAATCTCGGCAAGCGGTCTGCGACCTCGTGAAACGGGGGGTATTGACTGATTGCGTGGTGCGCGATCCAAATGGCAGGGCGATCGGCGTCAAGGATGCGGCGTCGTTCACCGAGGAGTACGCGGCCAAGGTCAGGCCTCGCGCTGGTGGCGGTGGCAAGGAGGCCGGCCGTGTAGCCGCCCGTAGCAGGCGCTCAAAGCCGGCTTTGGTCTCAGCAGCTGAGCGCGCTCCACAGCAGCATCGCCCAGCTGATCGTCCGCGCACCACCAATGCCGAGGTGCCGGACTACAACGAAAGCCGAGCAAAGACGGAATACGAAAAGAGCCTGCTGCTGGAGATCGAGCGCCGGCAGAAAGAGGGCCAGTTAGTGGAGCGTGAAAGCGTGGTGAACACTTGGGCCCAGCTGATCAACAGCGCCAAGACCAAGTTGTTGGGCGTCAGGACAGCGTGCCGCCAGCGCATCCCGCACCTGACCGCAGAGGAAGCGGAGATCATTGATGCCCTGATCAGGGACGCGATGGAAGGGCTGGCGGAGGATGCCGGCTGCCCTGCGCAGGTGCAGCTGTGAGCGCGATCGATCTGCCGCTGCTGCGGGCCGGTGCGGCGATGTGGCGGCCACCACGGAAACTCAGGCTGAGCGAGTGGGCCGATGAGTACGCCATGCTCAGCGCCGAGAGCTCGGCGGAGGCCGGCCGCTGGCACTCGTTGCCGTATCAGCGTGCGGTGATGGATGCGTTTACCGATCCAACCGTGGAGATGGTGGTCTGGCAGAAATCGGCGCGGGTGGGCGCCACCAAGATCTTCAACCATGTGATCGGCTACCACACGCACCAGGACCCCTGCCCGGTGATGATCGTGCAGCCAACGGTGGAGGACGCCGAGGGCTACAGCAAGGATGAGGTTGCCCCGATGCTGCGCGATACGCCTGTATTGCAGCCGCTGATCGTTGACCCGAAACAGAAAGACGGCAGCAACACCATCCTGCTAAAGCAGTTCAAGAACGGCGCCGCGCTGCAGATGGTGGGGGCCAACAGCGCTAGGGGGTTTCGCCGCGTCAGCCGGCGCATTGTGCTGTTCGATGAGGTGGACGGATATCCGGCCAGCACGCCCGAGGGCGATCAGATCAAGCTGGGCATTAAGCGATCGGAGTATTTTTGGAATCGAAAGATTGGGCTGATCAGCACGCCAACCCTGAAAGGGTTTAGCCGAATCGAGAAGTGGTTTGAGCTGTCGGATCAGCGGCGGTATTTCGTGCCCTGCCCGCACTGTGACCACTACCAGGTGCTGCGGTGGACTCAGATGAAGTGGGAGAAGGATGCCGACGGCAACGGGCTACCGGAAACGGCGGCCTACGAATGCGAGAACTGCCAGCAGCTGATCCCGCACAGCAAGAAGCGATGGATGGTGGAGCGGGGTGAGTGGCGGGCCACAGCGGAAAGCAAGCGTCCTGGGCTGGCGGGATTCCATATCTGGGCGGCCTACAGCTACAGCCCGAACGCCAGCTGGGCCCAGCTGGTTCAGGAGTTCTTGGAGGTGAAGAGCGACCGCACGCAGCTGCAGACCTTTGTCAACACGCTGCTGGGCGAGACGTTCGAGGATGACTACGCCGCTGCTCTGAGCGCCACAGGGCTGGCTGCACGCCGCGAGGAATACCCACCGGGGCACTGCCCTGCTGGCGTGTTGCTGCTGACTGCTGGCGTGGACGTGCAGGACAACCGTTTAGCGGTGAGCGTGTGGGGCTGGGGCGCCGGTGAAGAGGCGTGGCTGGTGTGGCACCAAGAGATCATGGGCGACCCTACGCAGTCCAAGGTATGGGATCAGCTTGATGCCGTGCTGGACACTGCCTGGCCTGTGGAGGGTGGCGGAGAGCTCAGGCTGGCGCAAGTGGCGATCGACTCAGGCGGCCACGCAACCCATGAGGTGTACCAGTACGCCAGGGAGCGCCGAGATCGATACGTGGTGGCGATCAAGGGCAGCAGCCGCCGCAGTCAGCAGCCCGTCAACAAGGGGACGCCGCAGGATGTGAACTGGAAGGGCAAGACAATTAAGCGCGGCGTGGTGCTGTATCAAGTGGGCACCGACACGGTGAAGACCACGCTGTTTGGCCGGCTGCGGCACAACAAGCCAGGGCCTGGCTATGTGCACTTCGGCCTATCGGGTGATGACGAATGGTGCAGCCAAGTGACCAGCGAAAAGCAGCAGCTGCGCTACGTGAAGGGATTCCCGGTGCGCGAATGGGTCAAGAGCCCGAGCGCACGGAATGAGGCGCTGGATTGCATGGTGTACGCCTATGCGGCGCTGCAGCTGGCGTCGAGGCGCTATGCGAAGGCGAGCATGTGGGAGAAGCTGGCCGCGCAGCTGCAGGCATCAAGGGATCTGGCGGCGTCAGTAGCCTTAGACCAGCAGCCCGCGCCGCGCCGGGCCCGATCCTTCAAGGTGATCTAAGGCGCGTCAGCAGGCCTTGCGAGGTCAGGTATCGCCCGCAGGCCCGCCTCGATGAAGAACGCCCCCATGGCGGAGACGGTGCGACCCTCCGCCTTGGCGCGGGCCCTAAGGGCCTCGACGGTGGGCACCGGCAGAACGACCTGGACCCTGATTCCTTGCGCCATGCTCTGATCGTGGTATAGTTTGATCCAACAGCAGCCTAGCGGCCGCTGACACCTCGCCCGGTCCAGAACCGGCTTTACCATGCTTGAACACTCCTAGCGGCTACTACCTGTCTCGCCAGTGGCGGCAGCGCAGGCAGCAACGCCTTGAGATCGACGGCCACCAGTGCCAAGGGTGCGGCATCACTGCTGCGCAGTTGGCTGAGCTGGGCTGGCCTGTGCTTCAGGTTCATCACAAGAACGCTGGCCCACCGAACTACACGTACCCGTCATTCGGCAACGAGCAAATGTCAGACCTGCTGACGCTGTGCTCCGAGTGCCATGACGGCATCACCAATTCAGTTCGGCGCCAACGATTCAAGCTGGACCCCAAAAAGCAAGTCGATCCGGTTCACATTGCCCCGCCTTCACTTTCTGTTCCAACAACTTCACGGAGACAAAATGTCCAGCCTTCCTTCTGTTCAGATTCGACTGCAAGGCGTGAGCCCACTGTTGTGCCACAACGGTCAGACCGCCGATCCGCGAAATACTTACGCGAAGGCGATGAAAGCAGTCAGCAGCAAGCGCAAGAAGACCGACGCTGATTACGACGAGCTGGCCCGGCTTGAATGGCTTGCTGGCCTATATCGCATCGACGGCGACTTGGTGATCCCTGATTACGTGATTGAAAGCACGATGATCGGCGGCGCCAAAAAGTCAAAGCGCGGCCCTCAAGCGAAGTGCGGCCTGTTCTTCACTGAGCACGCTTCACTGCAGTTTGACGGCAAACCTGAGATCATCACCGATGAAACGCTTTCGGAAATGTTTGCCAGTGGCGACTTCACCCACACGATTGGCGTCAAGGTAGGCATGGCCAAGGTGATGCGCACCCGCCCCGTGTTCCGCAACTGGAACATCACTGCCTTGGCTCAGTACGACCCCGACGTGCTCAACATGCGGGACGTTGAAGAGATCGCCATCGACGCCGGCAAGCTGGTGGGGATTGGCGATTGGCGGCCTAAGCATGGCCGGTTTGATGCTGAGGTGATACCTGTCGCCGAGCAACTAGATCGACTGCTGGCGGAGGTGGCCTGATGCGCTGGCATCCGGTGACGGTGTAAGTCCCAGCAAGGCCTGGCGGGGTTCGGTCAGGCGGAGCCCGGCATGGTCAGGTCAGGCAGGGCGAGGCATGGCGCGGCAAGGGCTGCGATGGCAGCACGGAGGGCCTACGGGCCTTCCCTGCCGCCTTCATTGGCGGATGAGGCGCGGCGAGGCCTGGCTAGGTCAGGCGGGGCGATGTCAAGCTCGGCAGGGCTGGGCATGGTGTGGGCCACAGACGGTGGCACGGAGGCTCCGGCCTCCCTGCCACCCTCACAAGGGGTGGGCAAGGCCAGGCGCAGCGGGGTACGTTGTGGCGGGGCGAGCCCATGCGAGGCATGGCCGGGCCTGGCAAGGGCTGCAGACAGCAGCACGGAGCTTCTGCGGAGGCTCCCTGCTGCTCTCTTTTGAGGGCAGACGCGGCACCCTGGGGCGCGGCTGGGCGATGCTAGGCCAGGCATGGCGTGGCAGGGACTGGCGTGGCAAGGCGAGGGCCGCTTCCGGCGGCAAGGCAAGGCGGGGCAACCCGCCTTTTCCTGTTCTCCCTAGTCTTGAGTCAGGATCTAGACAGGCTGCCGACACTGATCAATGACCCAGCCGCTGCAGATCTACCAAGGCGATCAGGTCACCTGGCTTGAGCCTGCGCCTGATGACGCTACGGCCGTGGTCGCATGGCTCCGCGCCGCTGCAGCCGGCGCCGGCGTCGAGGCCCCGGCGACGCTGACGGATGACGGCTGGCGCGTCACGCTGACCACGGCCACCACCGCTGCGATGGCATCGGGCGACTGGACTGTGCAGGTGGTGGCCACGGTTGACGGCGTGCCGCACACTCTGCGCCGCGGCAGCCTGACCGTCCGCAAGACTTTGGCCTTCAGCGGAACGTCTGGCGCGTTCGACGATCGCAGTCAGGCCGAGAAAGATTTGGCTGCTGCCGAGGAAGCCATTCGGGCCTTGGTCGGTGGTGCGGTTGAGTATCAGATCGGCAGCCTCGGCTCCGGCGGCAGGAAAGTTCGCCGGGTGGACCTGCCCGATCTAATCATGTGGCGCGACCGCCTCAAGGCCGAGGTCGCCCGTGAGAAACGCGCCGAGATGATCGCGCAAGGCCTCGGCGATCCGCGCCGGCTCTATGTGCGGTTTCAGGGGGTGAGCTGATGGGTGTTCGATCCTGGCTGCAGCGGCAGATCCTGACCACCCGGCACGGCCGGCAGCAGGGCCAGCGGATGTTTGAGGGCGCCCGGCGTAACCGGCTGCTCCACGACTTGGTGGCGCCAACCACCTCCGCCGATGCCGAGCTGCGCGTCAGCCTGGCGGTGCTGCGCGACCGCTGCCATCAGCTGGTCAGGGACAACCCCTATGCCCGCCAGGCCAAGCGGACCACGCAGATCAACGTGGTCGGCCCTCGCGGGATCCAGATGCAGGGGCAGGTGATGCGCCCTAACGGCACGGAAAAGGACGTGCGCCGGAATCGGCTGCTGGAGGAAGCATGGCGCCGCTGGTGCCGACCGGATACCTGCGACGTGGCGGGCCGGCTGTCGTTCCACGGCTTTGAGATGATGATCGCAGGCAGCCTGCCGGAGTCGGGCGAGTGCCTGATCAGGATCGTGCGGCAGCCGATGGGGCAGGGCCGCACCCCGCTGGCGCTGGAGCTGATCGAGGCGCACCAGCTCGATGAGGACAAGAGCGGGGTATCAGATCGCGCTGGCCACGAATGGCGGCTGGGCGTCGAGATCAACGAATGGGGCCGCCCCACCCGGTACGCCATCCTGACCCGCCACCCTGGTGATGTGGAGCTCGGCCTGAACCGCCGTGGCGTAGAGCGGAAGCACGTCCTAGTGCCGGCGGCGGACATGATCCATGTGTTCCTGCCGGAGCGGATCGGGCAGAACCGGGGCGTGCCGTGGCTGGCGTCGGTGATCACAACTGTCCATGGGCTTTCTGAATACGAAAAGGCTCACCTGGTACGGAAGCGCGTCCAAGCGGCAGCTCTGGGATGGATCCGCACCCCAGACGGTGAGTTGCAGGGTGATGAGGTCCAGAACGGCCAGCAGCTGTTCAACACTGAGCCCGGCAGCTGGAACATCCTCGACCCCGGCCAGGAACCGGTACCGCCGAACTTCGGACCTGACGACGGCCAGTACAGTCATGTAGTAAAGAACCTTACGAGGCGGTTTGCGGCTGGGTTTGGGTGTAGTTACGCGACCATTAGCAAGGATTTCAGCGACACGAACTACAGCAGCATGCGCACCAGCGTGCTGGAGGATCGCGACCACTGGCGGGTAGTGCAGAGCGCAATCATTGAGGTGTTCCACCAGCGCGTATTTGAAGAGTGGCTACGCGCTGCAATGCTGGCGGGTGAGTTGCCGTCGCCAGCTTTTAATGACTATTGGACCAGGCCAGAAAGGTATAACGCTCCACGCTGGCAGGCTAGATCATGGGACTGGGTGGACCCAGTTAAGGATGTTTCCGCCATGGAAAAAGCCAAGGCGATGCTATTGAAATCTCACAGCGAGCTGATAACTGAATACAGCGGCGAGCAGTTTGAGCAGGTGATGGCGCAAATCGCCATGGAAAACGAGCTGAAAGAATCACTGGGCCTGATGCCCACCGTGGAGCAACCGCCTGAGCCCGTGGTGCAACCGCCTGAGCCGGAAGAGGACGACGACGCCCCAGAAGATGTAGAATAGGTGTGCCCCGGCGCTGTGTCACCAGCCCGAGGCGTGACCAACCTGAAAGGACAGGCCGATGGCATCAGTATCGCAGAGCAGCCGTCAGAAGCGTCGACCGTGGACAGCGCAAGACCAAGTAACCGCCGAAGTCATGGCGGCGTGTGGCATAAAATGCAAGGCGATTGCTCGGTATATGGGCCGATCAGACGGCACCATTTCAGCGCACCTAATCCAAGGTGAAACAGAAAAAATCTTTGAGCGCAACAAGCGATACTATTACGACAATTTACATGAAGAGCGCCAACGAAGGCGCCGCTACTATCAATCGAACATCAAGATTGAACGCGAACGCGCTCGGCTCCGTTACAGAGCCAATCCTGAAATAGAGCGAGAAAGAACCCGTCGATGGCAAAGAGAAAATCCAGAAAAAGCATTTGAGCTTCGGCGCCGCGTGTATCAGAACAATCCTGGAGCTGCTCGGGAAAAGTGCCGTCGGCGTCGCGAATGGAGGAGGTCATCCCGCCGCGCCGCCCTCCACCCCGTCACCCGCGCTCAAATCGACGCTCGCTTCGCCATCTGGGACAACCGCTGCGCATTCTGTGGAGTGGATGCCAGCCACGAACGAAACCACGGCCGCGAACGCCTCACGGTTGAACACGTGTTGGCCCTGACCAAGGGCGGGCTTGACGAGGCGAGCAACATCATTCCCGCCTGCACCGCTTGCAACTCCAGCAAGCACAACTCACCGGTTGAGGATTGGTACCGGCAGCAACCGTGGTTCACAGAGGCTCGCTGGCGCAAGATCCAGCGCCATTGCCCCGCCGCCGTGGTGGGCCAACTACCTCTGGCGCTGGCGGCGTAGGCCGTCTTTAACCTGAGACCAGCGACTATCCGGCTTTGGATCTCACGAAACTCAAAGGCCCCCAGCGGCGAGAGCTGCCGATGGGTCTCCAGATTGAAGAGAAAACGGATGAGACCCTCACCTTTTCGTTTTCCAGTGAACAGCCAGTAGATCGCTGGTTTGGCCGCGAGATCCTAGTGCACGAGGAAGGCACCATGGACCTCTCGCGCCTGAACGACGGCGCACCATGGCTCTGGGGGCATGACCCTAACAAGGTCCTGGGAGTCGTTGAAAAGGCCTGGCTCGGCGACGATCGCCGGCTCTACAGCACGGTGCGGTGGTCGCCCAACACCACTGAGCGCGGAACTGAGGAGTTCCGTCGCCGCGTCGATATTGAAGCCGGCATTACGAAAAACGTCTCGTTCGCCTACAGCATTGACGACATCGAAGAGCGCAGCGGCGACTTTTACGTGACTAGCTGGAAGGCCCTGGAAGTCTCCAGCGTCAGCGTCCCCGCCGATCAGACCGTAGGCCTGGGCCGCGCCATGGATGAGCCGGCGGCTGAGCCTGAGCCTGCTGCTGAGCCCACCCCGGAGCCCTCCGCACCGGCAGAGCCGACCGTGACGGCTCACGATGAGGCAATCAAGGCAGCCGTTAGTCAGGCCCTCCATAGCCTGACAGCACAGACCGCCGAGCGGACTGACACCCCTGTTCAGACTCTCATGACCACTGAAACGATCAACGTGGAGGAGGTGGCGCAATCCGCTCGCATTGCTGAGCGTGAGCGCGTCGCGTCCATCAAATCAATGTGCGACCAGTTCCAGCTTTCCGAGCTGGCCGAGAAACTCATCAATGACGACGCTTCCATCGACGCCGCCCGTGCGGTGGTGATGGAACAGATCGGCATGCGCAAGGTTTCCTTTGAGGGCCGCGTGCACGATGCCGGCGGCGCTGAGCTTGGCCTGAGCAAGCGTGAAGTGAAGCGCTACAGCTTCCTGCGCGTCGCTCAGTATTTGGCCGACCCCAACCCCCGTACCGCTGAGGCCGCCGGCTTTGAGCTGGAGGTGGCCCGTGCCGCCCAGGCCAAGCACAGCCGCTCTGCCAACGGCGTGCTGATCCCCTGGGAAGTGCTGGGCTCCAGCCGCGCTGCTGAGACCCCCGGCCAGGTGGTCGGCACCTTCGGCGATGGCGGCGCACTGGTCGGCACCGATCGGCTCGATGCGCAGTTCATTGACCTGATCCGCACCCGCAGCGCCTTCCTGAACAGCGGCCTCACCATGCTCTCCGGCCTGGAGGGCAACGTTGAGATTCCCAAGAAGCTCAGCTCCAGCCAGTATTACTTTGTCGGCGAGAATGCTGGGGTTGCCAACAGCAAGCTCACCTTCGGCCTGGTGAACATGATCCCCCGGACCATCGGCGTTCGCGTGCCGATCAGCCGCCGGATGATGATCCAGAGCTCCCCTGACGTGGAGAACCTGGTACGGATCGACATGGCCGAGTCTGTCGCTTTGGGCATGGATTACACCATCGGTTATGGCACCGGCTCCAACGGTCAGCCGCTGGGCATCATCAACACCACCGGCATCGGCAGCGTGACCTTGGGCGGCGGCACTGCCAAGGCATTCCCTGTGAGCCTCGGCGGCGACGGCTCCACCACTCACAACTGCGGCGACTGGGCCGACTACGTGGACCTGGAAACCGAACTGGCGATCGACAATCTTGACGCCGGCTCAATGCGCTACATCGGCAACAGCGTGGTGCGCGGCGCCCTGAAGCAGACCCTGAGGGCATCCTCGGCTGGTTCTGACTACATCATGACCGATGCCGGCACTGTGAACGGCTACCAGTTCACCGTGTCCAACCAGATGCAGCTGAACGATGTTCTGTTCGGCAACTTTGCCGATTGCGTGGTGGGCATGTGGAGCGGCCTGGATGTGGTGGTTGACCCCTACACCCAGAGCGCCAGCGGCCAGGTAATCCTGACCGTGCATCAGGACTTCGACGTGGCGGTTCGCCGCCCGCAGTCCTTCGCTCTGGGCACCTGATTATGAGGCTGCAGATTCTCTCGAACTGCAGAGCAGACGGTCGCCACCTCGCTATGGGTGAGGTGGCTGACCTTCCTCAAGGCCCAGCCAACGAGCTGCTGGCGCTGGGCATGGCGTCAATTGCGCCAGAGCCCGAACTTGAGCCCGCCCCGGCCTGTCCACCCAAGCCGCGGCGCTCTGCAAAGACTTCCACCCCTGACCCCACCCCCACCCCGGAGGATTGATCCATGGCCATTGAACTCAGAAACCTGGAGCAACTCCAGACCTTCAACATCCGCACTCCCGCGACCCTCAGCTCCAACAGCGACACCACCGGCGTCGATCTGTCGGGCATCGATGGTGACGCCCTGTTCATCCTGAGCGCCGGCACCAGTTCGACGGGAACCATCAACGCCAAGCTGCAGCACTCGCTGACCGTCGGCGGCACTTATGAAGACGTGCCCAACGGCGCGTTCGCTCAGCTGACCGCTACTGCCAGCACCCAGAAAGTGGCGGTTGCCCGCGAGGAACTGCGCCCCTTCCTGCGCATCAACTTCTCCGGCCTGGCATCCTCCTACTCGGCTGCCGTGAGCTGTGTGGCAGTCGGCGGCGCCCGTTACGCGGTCTGACCATGATCCAGGAAATCCCCGATGATTTCCTGCTGGCTGACTTCGGCTCCAGCGTCACTGCTGGGGCCGTTGTTGGTTTGGGGTTTATGGACCGCGCTAGCCAGATCATTATGAATGACAACGTGGTGACGGTGGACTATGCGCTGACTGCCAGGACTGATCAGTTCGGCGGTTTGCAGTATGGCGACCAGGTGCAGCACGAAGGGCAGACATACAGGCTGCAGCATGAGCCGCTACGGCTAGCTGATGGCCGGTTCTGCGTGATGGTGCTGGAGATGGTGGAGGCAGCTGTCACGTACCTCACCACGCTGAGCGGCCTGCGGATCACGACCCTGAATAACAAGCAACTCCGCATTCTGTAGGCATGGCTGAAACCACGATCACAGGCCTGCCGAACGCCACGACCCCGCTCGATGGAACCGAGCGGGTGCCGATGGATCAGAACGGCGCCACGGTGGACGCCAGCACCCAGGCGATCGCGAATCTGGCGGCTGGCGCGATCAGCAGTGCTGTGGCTGCCCACGTAGCAGCTGCAGACCCGCATCCTGGCTACCTGACCGCCGCCGAGGGTGACGCGGCCTATGTGGGGTTGAGCGACGCCCGGCTGAGCGACGCCCGCGAATGGACCGCTGCCACAATCGAGCAGGCTGAGGCCGAGACCGGCACCGCGACGACCCGACGGGCGTTTACCGCGCAACGGGTGCGGCAGGCCATCGCGGCATGGTGGACCAGCGCCAGCAGCGTGGCAGGCCGCGCCATGGTGGAGGCCCTTGACGCGGCCGCACAGCGCACGCTGCTGGGCCTGGGCACGGCTGACAGCCCATCATTCACCGGCCTGACGATCACCGGCACGGCGCCGGTCGTCATCCCCCACATCCACGGCAGCATCGCCGGCAATTTTTACGTTCACGTCAAAAACACCAGCGGCGGCCCGCTAGCAGCGGGCACGGCGGTCTATGCGACCGGCAGCGTGGGCGACACCGATCGGATCACAGTGGCGGCCTGCGACCCGACCGATCCGCTCAAAATGCCGGCGATCGCCGTGCTGGAGACCACCCTTGCCAACAACGACCCCGGCGATGCCGTGATCTTGGGCGAGCTGAGGCCGTTCAATTCCAATAGCTATCAGCTGGGCGATCAGCTCTATGTCGGCGCTGGTGGCGCCATGGTGGCGACGATCCCGGCATCTGGCGAGGTGCAGCAGGTCGGCAGCGTAGTGAGGGTGAACGTCAACACCGGGACCATCCTGGTGAACACCGGCGCGGCGATGGCCCGGGTGGGATTCACGGGGGCCTATGGCGATCTAAGCGGGCGCCCTGCCATTCCCTCCCCCGCCGACGCCGCCCCGCAGCCGCTGGCGGCCACTGCAGCCATCGGCAGCAGCGCAGACTACGCCAGGGAGGATCACGCCCACCAGCGCGATTCCGATGTAATCGTGATTCCTGTTGGCGACGAGACCACCGCGCTCACCACCGGCACCAACCGGGTGAGATTCAGGATGCCGTTTGCTGCCACGCTGCTGGCGGTGCGGGCCAATGTGAACACAGCGCCGACCGGCAGCACGCTGATCGTGGACGTGAACGAGGCAGGCGCCAGCGTGCTGGGCACGAAACTCAGCATCGACGCCAGCGAGTTCAGTAGCACCACAGCAGCTAGCGCCGCGACGATCACCGATTCCAGCCTGGCGGACGACGCCGAGATCAGCATCGATATTGACCAGATCGGTTCAACGGTGGCCGGTGCGGGCCTGAAGGTCTCGCTGTTCGTGCGGAGGGCATGATGGCCAACCTGGTGATCTGGAACAGCCAGACCAACGAGATCCGCGATTACCCACGCGGCGACGATGAGCCGGTCGTGGGGCTGGAGCAGCCGCCGCTTTTCGCGCTGCAGGTGGTGCGGGAGCCTCAGCCTGAGTACGACCCTGCCACGCAGCGCCTGTCAGAAACTCGCGCTGTGAACCCTGAGGCGCTGACCTGGATCTGGGGCTGGGACGTTCAGGATCTGCCGCCGCCGCCCCCGCCGGAGCCGAACTATCGGTCGTTCTATGACGCCCTGCTGGCCAGCCAGGTGTATGGCGCCGTGGTGGCCACGCCGGGGAAAAGTGGCGATCAGGCCGCCGCGATGACGGTGTTTCTCGGCGCGATCCAGGACTCCCTCAGTGGCCGCGAAAACCGCCCTGCACTGCAGCAGGCAGTCTGGCTGCTGCTGGGCCAGCTCCAGTTGAGCGCCGAGGGGCTGGCTGAGCTGCTGGCGCTGATGGATGAGCACCGCCTGTCGGGCGTTTACTCGCTGTCGCCGGGGGTGAGCTGATGGCGATTATCTGGGTTGGAACGGGGAGGTTTAGCGCCTACATCGGCCCTGTTCAGGATTACATCGACCGGGTGGTGGCTGCTGATGTAGCAGCGGGCAACACGCTGGGCCTAGAGGTTGGCGTGCGTGACGCCTACGACGTGTTCATCCGCGACTCAATCAACGTCGGCGACCTGGGCACCAGCGGCGGCGTGCTGAGCCAAGCCAACAGCATCATCAAGGCCGCGCCGATCATGGCCGGCGCCCGCACGCTGGCCGGTGCGCTGACGCCGTTGGTGGGGACGGCGCCGACACGGTTTGGCACGGCTGGCGGGTGGAATTACAACCGAAAGACGGGGTTACAGGCGAATGGGACCAATAACTATTTAGATAGCAATAGGAGTAATAGCGCTGACCCACAAAATAGCAAGCATGTCGCAGTATTCACCTCCGAACCGGAAACACGCAATGCCACTAGAGCTGCGATTGCCTCGCGAAGCCCCAGCGGAGCCGTTGGATCAACGCATATTCTAACAACCGCCAGCGTAGTGGTTGCGCGCATAAACACCTCAGGCACGTCAAGTACGGCAAACGCTACACCATTTACAGGGCTATTTGGTGGGTCTAGATCTAGCGACACTCAATGCACTGTAAGGTTTAGCGGAGCAAGTACAACGATCAACGAAAGCAGCTCCGCCCCGGCAGCGGTTCCTATTGATGTTTTCTCTAGGAACGGCGGCGATTTCTCCAACGCCCGCTTCGCCTTCTACTCCATCGGCGAATCCCTCAACCTCGCCCTGCTGGATACCCGCATCACCGCCCTAATCAACGCCTTCGCGGCTGCTATCCCATGACCCATGTAATGAGCTATAGCAAGCCAACCCCATTTTCCACTGCCTCTACGAAGTGCGCGGAGGTGTTGCGATGAGTTGGATAACTACAGGAAAATCTGATGCTGCGATGCCCAATTTCAGCAGCCTGACATTCTCCGGCCCGTTCCTACTGCCCCGTGATGGCTGGGACATCGGCACTGCGGGACAGTCTCCTTACGGCGTCGGCATCAAAAACGTGGGCGTTGATGAGCCCATTCACGATCTCTCTGGGAGCATCATGTAATGACAATCTCACCACTTCTCAAGGTTAAAGAACGCATCGTCGGCCCCTCTGGGATCTACAACATCCAAAATGAATGGTACGGCTACGCCGACGAGTTCAGATACACGATTGGCCTGGCTGGTCTGATGGGGTTCGGCGTGGGCTGCTGCCCACCTGAGCTGCTGCCGGATGACATGGCGCCAATGCCAGGCACAGAGGATCGCTTCAGCCCCAACTACGGCACCTATGTCCACATCCCGAGCGCCTCGATCATGTGCTTCCTGCCGAAGCACTTTATTGATGTTCAGGGCGGCGCTGATACTAACGCCCCGACTTATGGACAGCCAATTGTCATCAGCAATAGCCAGACGGGCAACGCGGTGCTGGCACGAGCTTTTAGGGACGGCGGTAGCGAACTGGCTGGCGTGTTCATTGACAAGTACCACCCGAGTAATTGCCGCCCTGACGGCTCTGGGCTGCCAAATCGCGCTGACGCTTCGCCTGGCGGCTATCCAGATAGCGGTGGAGTGGCTGCTTCTAGACCCCTTCATTGGCCTGTATCGGCGAACTTGAGCGGCATCCTTAGGAGCCCGTTCAGCCTGTGCAATAGCACCGTGCTAAATCCTGCGGCCACCACGCCAGCAAACAATCTTGGCGGCTGCTGGGCATTGGCACGAAGCCGTGGCGCAGATTTCAACCCCGTGCCGATTTGGGTGTATTCGCAGTTGGCGTATCTGAGCCTCGCCCATGCACAGGCTTTGTTAGGCACCGACGGCCTGCCCATCAGTGGTGCGACCAGTAATGCTGCATGGATGGATGTTGCGCCTTATGCGCCTAAGGGCAACAACAATAACAACTGCGCTGACGTCAACAAAACCTCGCTGCGGTTTGATCGCACTGACATTACAGGCAACGTCAACAGTGGTCGTGCTGGCGAAAACCACCGCGCCTTCACTGGTGCCGCGTGGATTGGCAGTGTGTCAACCCCTGCGCTCGCAGACACAACACACAACGGACAGCTCAGTGGCATTGTTGACCTCAATGGCAACCATTGGGAATGCGCTCCGGGGCTGACCAATATTGGAGGCAATAACGCTGGATATCGAATGTTGGCGGATTCAGTGGGCTGGAATACTATCAACAGCAATGCCAACATTTCATCAGCAAGCACAGTAAGCCTGATTGCAAATGTCAGTGACAACGGAGTTTGGTGGACCGATGCCAATACATGGATTTACATGATCCCGGCGGTTGGCGGAACGTACCACCCGGCCAGCTCGTGGAGCGGTGAGGCAACTAGGCAAGCAATGACCGAGTGCTTGCTGCCCCGTGAATCAGGAACCAGTACGACGCAGACGAGCACCAACCACTTTGGAGGTGATGGCCTGTTCCGGCGTCATCTAAACGACCTGCTGCCTCTTGCCGGTGGTCACTGGGGCGCCGGCGCCGCCGCAGGGATGTTTACAGTCTTTCTGAGCACCACCTCCGGCACCAGCGGCGGCTTCGTCTTCAGCGGTGCCCGTTGCCTGCGCCTTCTGTCCGCGTGAGCGGACATGCTCGGGATGCGACAGCATCCCCTCCCCGAACGGATTAGGACCCCATGCCCTACCTAACCCGCTTCACCGCCGCCGTTGCACTGGTGGCCGGCCTGCTGATCTGGCTGCTGAATGCCGCGCCCCTACCGGTGGCGCTGGGCGTCGCGGTCGTCTGCGCTTGGCTGGTGTTCGATCTGGTGCAGCCGTAGGGGGCTGAGCTACAGCCCTGCGGCCATACTCATGAATATGGCGCTGGTTGAAATGCCTGAATTATAAACGACAGGCCCCTAAGGGGCCTTTTTAATGTCTATTTTTTCTAAATAGGTTTATACCCTAAATGAAATCATGGCTGCATTCAAAATAGTACAAGAAGTGAATTCACTTATTTTACCCCTGAGCGGTGTACAAACTAGTAATCCCATTTCTCTAAAAAGTGGATATTTAAGAATCAGGGCCGAATCTGATTGTTATCTTGAAGTTGGATATACACCAGTCGGTATTAATACAATATCTAGTCTTTGGATTGATAGGGCCGAAACCTTAGTCCTTAAAGAAAACATAGCATCACAAAGAGTGGTAGGTGTTATTACTGGAACTAATACACTAATCGACTTTCCACAAGGAACTGGTTCTCCAGTAGAGGTCAATGATTATGTGAGCCTTTCTGGGATTCAACCAGTTGGAATTAATACTAATTATGCAAGAGTATCAAATATTTATACATCATCCGGTGTTGGTGGTTATTATTCTACTCGTATTGCATTGGACTGGAATACATCTTCTGTCACTGGAGTCATAACGGCTACTGATTCTGCAGAAATTAGGAAAGCCGTTAAGGTATCGGCTCTTGATGGTGGTTTTGGCCCCAACAAAGTTCATATTACAGAAATTCAAATCGCATCAGAGGCATAAAAATGAAACTAATCATCGAAGAAGCAGAATCAGTAAAATACATTACCGAAGAAATTAACGGTAAAAAGGCTCTTTGTATTGAAGGAAATTTTCTTATGGCCAATGAGCCAAATAGAAATAATCGAGTATATCCAATGAAAATTCTTAGAGATGCAGTGAATACCTATACTAAGAATTTTATTGAATCAAAAAGATCTCTAGGTGAACTTAATCATAATTCCATTCCAGGAGTAGATCTAACAAAAGTATCTCATATGATTACCTCTCTTAAAGAGAATGGTAATTATTTTTATGGTAAGGCCCGAATTCTAAACACCCCAATGGGTAAAATTGCTCAGGGTCTGATTGATGAGGGGGTAGTTCTTGGAGTCAGTTCACGGGCTCTGGGTAGTGTTAAACAAACTAACGAAGGATATTCCGTAGTTGGTCCGGATCTTGTTATTAATTGTGTGGACATTGTTCATGATCCTTCTGTTGGTGCTGCCGCATTTGTCAATGGCATTTATGAAGGAAAAGAATGGATTTATGACTCCGCAAAGCAAGAATATGTCGCAATGAATATTAAAAACAAGATTGAACGTGACGTAGTAAGCAAAAGATTGAGTGAAGAGCGTATGATTATGCATTTTGAGAACTACTTGAACATGCTCTGATGCTAAATAACTCTATTAAAGTGTCAACTTTTCTAAATAATAATAGATTAAATACAACTGTTAAGGAGACTTTTTAAATGGCTCGCAAGCAACAACTAGATGAAATGGAAGCAAAGAATCCCCAGTCTAAGACTGCGGTGAATGCAAATGCCAAGCCAGGCGATCCAATGCCCAAACTCACCACTGGTATTCCTGATGGTCAAACAGGCAGCTGGGAAGATCTTGGTGGCCCAACTCCAGAAAATGCCAAGCCTGATGACGACAGCGCAAAACTCAAGGATCCCGCTTCAAACATTAAGCGAGTTGCCGAGATTATTCGCGGTCGTAAAGGTTCACAAGAAGGTGATGTGGCAATGTCAAAAATGTCTCTTCCTGAAGAGGATGAGCATGATGAAGAGGATCTCGTAACTGAGGAATCATGCGAAGATGATGAAGAAAAAGATGAAGATGAAGAAAAGCATGATAAGAAAAAGAAAAAAGAAGATGACGAAGATGAAGATGAAATGAAAGAAGACTTCGACATTGATAAAGATGTCGAGGCTCTTGTAGGTGGCGAAGATCTTTCCGAAGAATTCAAAGAAAAGGCCAAGACCATCTTTGAGGCCGCACTTCGTTCTAAAGTCTCCGAGATCAAAGAATCTCTAGAAGAGAGCTATACCCAGGCTCTTCAAGAAGAAGTTCAGGCTATTGCCGAAGAACTACAGGAACGTGCTGATTCCTACCTAGAATATGTTGCAGACGAGTGGATGCATGAGAATCAGCTAGTAATCACTCGCGGAATCAAGGAAGAACTCACCGAGTCATTCCTTGTCAATCTCAAGAATCTTTTTGAGCAACATTATGTGTCCATGCCTGATGAGAAATATGATGTTCTTGAGAACATGGTGACTAAACTAGATGAAATGGAAGATAAACTCAACGAGCAAATTGAGAAAAATATTCAACTTAGCAAGCGTCTCTGTGAGGCTGTTGCTGATGGAATCTTTGATGATGTTGCTGAGGGCCTAGCCGAAACTCAGAAAGAAAAGCTCGCTTCACTTGCCGAAAGTGTTGAGTTTGAAGGTGAAGATCTTTATCGTGAAAAACTAGAGACTCTACGGGAATCTTATTTCCCCGCGAATTATGTCTCTCCAATCGCTCACTCTGAAGTACTAACCGAAGATACCGAATTTGTTGCACCTGAGTCTTACTCAAATTCAATGGATCGTTATCTCAGAATGGCTTCAATGATAGCTAAAAATTGATTTCAATATTTAAATCAAACCCAAACTTTTAAACTCTAAAGAGGTAAACGCAAAATGCTTCAACTTAACGAAAGCCAATTGCAGGAAAAGTGGGCTCCGCTTCTGAACTTTGACGGCCTTGATCCCATCAAGGATGCTCATCGCAGAAAGATCACCGCTATCCTGCTAGAAAACGCCGAACATGATCTTCGGGAAACCAATTCTTTCAACAATGGACTTCTTCTAGAAAGTCCTACTATTGCTAATGCCCCTGGTGCATCTGGTGGTTTTAGCGGCTCAGCCGATGCTGCTGGTCCAGTAGCCGGTTTTGACCCAATTCTAATCAGCATGATTCGTCGTGCTATGCCTAATCTTGTGGCCTATGATCTGGCTGGTGTACAGCCCATGACTGGCCCTACTGGTCTAATCTTCGCCATGCGCTCTCGCTATGAAGGCCAAAGTGGTGATGAGACCTTCTTCGATGAAGTAGACACCTCATTCTCTGCTCAAAACAGTGGTCGTAGCCTGACTGCCGGTATCACCTCTGCCATCTCTGGTATGGGTACTACTGCTGGTCAACTTGGCACCAATCCTGGTCTACTTAACCCAACCGGTTCAGCCAATCAGGCTGCATATAACCTAGGTCAGGGTATGGTAACCGGTGATGCTGAGAATCTTGGCAATGGTGATAATAATCAGTTCAACGAAATGAGCTTCTCGATTGAGAAAGTTCTTGTTGAGGCTAAGAGCCGCGCTCTCCGGGCTCAGTACACTCTAGAAATGGCCCAGGATCTCAAGGCGATTCATGGTCTTTCTGCCGAAGCCGAGCTGGCTAACATTCTGTCTACCGAAATTCTTGCCGAAATTAACCGCGAGGTTATTCGTACCATTTATAAGGTAGCCGAACAAGGTGCAGCCGTAAACACTTCTACTCCTGGTATTTTTGACCTTGATATTGACTCCAACGGTCGTTGGTCAGTTGAGAAGTTTAAGGGTCTAATCTTCCAGATTGAGCGTGATGCAAACGCTATCGCCCAGCGTACTCGTAGAGGGAAGGGTAACGTAATCATGTGCTCTGCTGACGTAGCCTCCGCGCTAACCATGGCTGGTGTACTTGATTATACTCCTGCTCTAAATGCTAACCTAAACGTAGACGATACTGGCAATACTTTTGCTGGCGTTCTTATGGGTAAGTACCGTGTATACATTGATCCTTATTCTGCCAACGTAAGTGCTAATCAGTATTATGTTGTTGGTTACAAGGGTTCTTCACCTTATGATGCGGGGATTTTCTATGCTCCATATTTGCCACTGCAAATGGTTCGTGCTGTAGATCCTAAGACTTTCCAGCCTGCTATCGGATTTAAGACTCGTTATGGCATGGTCGCAAACCCCTTCGCTGAGGGCTTGGATCAAGGCCTGGGCCGTCTGAAAATCAATAGCAACCGCTATTATCGTAGAGTTTCCATCCGAAACTTATCTTAATATCTAAAACCTTAGCTAAAACTAGCCAATATAAAGAGGTGGGAAACCACCTCTTTTTCATTTGCAATAAAATTATGACTAAAGTTTTTACAAAAGAAACGAGCAGAAGAAGCAAGCAGTAAATGTTGGCTTATTATTGCTCCAGATGGAACTGAAGAAATTATTGTAAATCTTTCAAAGTATTGTAGAGAACGAGAATTAAATAATAGTTCTATGAGATTAGTTGCTTATGGTAAACAGGACGATTATAAAGGCTATAGAGTAAAAAAAACTAGACTAATTTATAGGGCCGAAAGGTCCCAACCCATAAGTAAGACTCCCACAGTCCCAAATTTTCTCAAATCCCATTTCTCTGGCCTTCTCATACTCTGAACAATCATACGCCCCTATCAATTTCTTTTGAAACTTCATTCGATTGTGCCGCTCTAAACAATTCTTATTGACATAAAAATAAGAAGGCCCATTAACATGAATTAAATTGAAACCGTTTTTCTTATAAACATCACCATTAGAAATTCTTCGATCAGCATAACTTACAATAGAACCACCATAAGAATCAATAAAATTCTTCAACATCTTAGAAAATCCACCAACAACAGTAATTCCACCGAGACAGGCAAACCTAGAAAGTTCCCACTGATAATTTCGATTAAATCTAGAATTACAAAAAGTCATTACACAAACTAGTTTATTCTCATAAAAAAGGCCCAGTTTAATTTTACTTTTGTCTTCTCTTTGAATATGATTTTGGTTTAAAAAAGAATTCTTTAATGAAACGTCGATTTCGTTAACAATACATTTTCGTGCATAAAGTCTCTTATTTAGACCCAATTTACTTTTGATAATATTTTGAACGATTTCTTTTTTAAATTTCCACTCATCACTATAAAACTGTAATAGTTGTATTCCATTTTTACTACACTCTATTGTTTTCTGTAAATGATAAGAAGAACCTTTAATTAAACATTCTTTTTCTTCCCAAGGACGATAAAGATGAGAGTATAACCCATTATACTCAATTGCCAGATTATCTTCTGGTAAATAAAGATCTAATTCTTTCCCATTAAGAACAGAACGATTAGATTGTTGAATTTCTTTATTGTAGATTGTTTTCAACCAATTATAAATCTCATTTTCTTCTTTACTAATCTTTTTGATTTTTCTTTCATAAGAATTTGAACTTCTGGTTTCAATTCCATGAACCTGCATCCATCTAGAAACGGTTCCTTTTGTGGTATTTAATTGTTCGGCAACTTCTTCTACTTTAAGACCCGAACTATAAAGAGCAGATAGTTCTTCCTTGGACTGAAGAATTCGATTGGCATTTAGATTTCTTTGTCTTGCGTCAAAAAGATTATCTAGGCCATATTCTTTAAGTTTGTTTCGGATCGTGACCGGACTTGTTTTTAGATCACTTGCAATCTGGTCTACTGATTTTTGAGCAACAATTCTTTCATTATATAGAGTCTCTTTTGTAATGATTGGAGATTTTACTTTTAAAGAGTGGTCATTATTATAAAATCTTCTAAATCCTTGTTCTGGATAGGTATAGTTAAGGTTGGCTGCTAGGCCACAACCACATTCACATAAAGGAACTTTTTTGATGTCATTCAGAACAACATAGGCTCGGTGCTTGTTTTGAATCTTTTCATAATGTTTATCCATAAAGAAAGTTTGATTTCTTAATTCAGAAACAAATTCTTTGTTCTTTACAAGCGACGCAAAGAGACTTTTATCACTCCATGAGGCTTTAACCAATTCTTTGAAATTGTCCATAAATAGTTAAAAGAGTTTATGAAATGCCTGAATTTCCTTATTTGAAGCCAGATAGACAAATAGAGAACCGAAATTTTCTTCAGCCCACTCAGTTCTTATTTACTCTATCAAGAACTCCCAAAGTTTCTTTTTATTCTAACAGAGCAAACATCCCCTCAATGAATTTGGGAATTGCGGATTTCCCCACTCCCTTCAGAGACCTACAAGAACCTGGGGACAAGATTACCTTTGAGGACTTGAATCTTCAGTTCTTGGTGGATGAAAATCTAGAAAATTATTTAGAGATTCATAAGTGGATTAAAGGTCTTGGATACCCAGAAGATCTTCATCAAATTTATGATTTACAAAGAGACAATGTAGAAAGTGGTTATGGAAGTATCAATCCAGGGCTAGGAATTTATTCGGACGGTACTCTTCAGGTACTAAATAGCAGTCAGAGACCTAATTTCTTGGTGAAGTATTTTAATCTCTTCCCCTATGGTCTCACCACTTTGCTGTTTGATGCCACTCTGACTGCTTCCGATCCATTTACAGCAGAAGTTAAATTCAAGTATTCACACTACATTATTACTGATAATAAAGGAAACCCCCTATGAACATAAATGAAATTGAAGAAATGTGGAAAATTGATTCTCAAATTGATCCGGATAATCTTCATGAAGAGGCCCTGAGAATTCCACAGTTACATGGTAGGTATCATGAAATGCAGAATAAGACGTATATAAAAAAGAAACTCAAAGAGTCTGAATATAATAATCTATATGCAGAAAAGACTCATTATTACTTGGGGAAGTCCGATCCTCATGTCTACATAGAAAAACCTCTTGGTCATCGAATTATAAAGGCAGATCTTCCGATCTACTTAAACTCAGACGAAGAGCTAGTCAAACTTAAGACTCAGGTTGAATACTTGGGTTTTGTGATGTCTTACCTAACAGACATTTTGAAAATGATTCATAATCGATCATTTCAAATTCGTGATTCAATTGAATGGAGTAAATTTATCGCAGGACAGTAAATGTCAGACGTAATTATTGAAAAGAAAAATGAGGTCTATAATCGCCTCATTTGCGAACCGCATGTTCTATACGAATTGGCTCCCTATTTTACCTTTGAGGTTCCGGGGGCCAAGTTTTCCCCGGCATATAAAAGAGGTGGTTGGAATGGCCAGATTAGTCTTTTGTCCAAGACCAATGGAGAAATCTATTGTGGTTTAATTGATAAGATTATTGAAAAAATTAAGGCTTATGGCTATTCTTATGAATTTAAAAATAGTAAGTTCTTTGGCTGTCCTTTTGAGGTTAATGAACAAATCACCAAAGAAGGTGTGGCCGAGTTTGTTAAGGCCCTAGGAAAAAAATCAGGTCTGGATCCTTATGATTATCAGATTGGAACTGTTTATGAATGTTTAAGATACAATAGAAAAACAATTGTTTCGGCTACTTCTTCTGGTAAATCTTTTATGATTTACTGTATCGCAAGATATTACTTGATGAAGGGTTTGAGAATTCTTTGTGTATTTCCTACCACATCACTGATACATCAGATGTATAATGACTGGATTGAGTATGGATATGATTCCGAATCAAACATTCATATGATTTATGCTGGGCAAAATCATAAGACAGATAAATCAGTAACCTACAGTACTTGGCAGGGGATTTACGAGAATCCAAAGTCCTTTTATGATAATTATGACGTTATCATGGTTGATGAATGTCACGGAGTAAAGTCCAAGAGTCTCATCAATATTATGAAAAACTGCCATGAGATCAAATACCGTTTTGGTTTTACTGGTACTCTCAGTAACAATGATGATGGAAAAGCCTGTAATGAATTGACAATTACTGGTCTATTTGGTCCCCCTTATCGGGCCATTAATACCAAAGAATTGATTGAAAAGGGTAGAGCCGCAAAATTAGATATTAAGTGTTTGGTATTAAAGCACAAAGAACAAAAGTTTGCGAATTATGAAGAAGAAGTTCAGTTTCTGATTACTAGTGAGAAGAGAAATAATTACTTAAAAAATCTTGCATTGAATTTAAAAGGAAACACTCTTTTGATTTTCTCAAGAGTAGAGACTCATGGGGAAGTTCTTTACAATTTAATTAAGAATGCCGCAGATGATAAAAGAAAGATATTCTTTGTTCATGGTGGAGTAGAGGCAAAAGAAAGAGAAGAAGTTCGCGGTATTGTAGAGAGAGAAAATAATGCGATTATTGTTGCATCTTATGGAGTTTTTAGCACCGGAATTTCAATTAAGAATCTTAACAACATCATCTTTGGATTTCCAAGTAAAGGAAAGATTAGAGTATTGCAAACAATTGGTCGAGGATTAAGAAAGTCAAAAACCAAAGATAAATGTATTCTTTATGATATTGCGGATGATTGTGGGAAGAATTATACTTTAAACCACTTTATAGAAAGAGTGAAATTATACAATGAAGAAGAGTTTGAGTATGATATTTATAATATTACTCTATGAATACCACTCCTCGGCTTCTTTTTTTGTCATAAAGAAATGAATTCCTGAAGTACAATCAACCCTAATGTCGTCATTAAAGGCATCGGCATAAACAACTTCTCCTTCTTTATATTCTAATTTCTTTTCAGTA